ATCGGTTTCTTGTACGCTATTATAGAATATGGTCTGCGTTGTATTTACTACACTACCAGTTGCATACGCTGATACATCAAAAAGAGTAGGAACATTAAATAAGTTAGTATCACCTGGTAATATTCCATTTAATGATTGAGGGAAAGCCGTATTAACTGGATACTCTACATAATAGATTTGATCGTTATAGCCTTGCGCTGCACCCAAAGAAGTAACAGTTCTTCTTAAACCGAATCTTAAGTTTTGAGATATCGTTGAGCTACTACCAGATATTATTGCGTTATAAGTATATTGAATACCTGGAGGTACTAATGTAAATACTGATGTGAAGTTAGATATGTTATTAACCGAATTAGGAGTTGTATATGTGTTAGATCCAGTAACTTGCAAACTAACTTGACCAGGAAAAGGATTTTTAAATATATAATTCATAGCTGGATTGTTAGATCCGTTTAGATTATATAATATTGGTGAATATCTAAATCCGCCTTCAAATAAAGTTACGTTTTGATTGTTTGTAAAGTACTGTATGTTAGGATCGGCTGGATCATAATCAAATAAAGATACATCCACAGATTCTCCAGACTTATAAACGTTTTGAACAGTAAATAAATTTTCGTTTGCTTTGGTTAAATTTAATACGCTCTGATCGTTAGTAAAGATATACTTAATCTGAGCATTCACTCTTCCCGGTAATTGTAAAGAAGACGAGTATAGATCTACTAAGTACGCATATTGAAATTTTAACTTATCAATAGCCGCTGTGTTTCCGTAAGATTGATCTCCGCTAGTATAATCGTTATATGTCGCACTAATTGTTTTAGATCCATAATATCTAGGAACAGTGAAAGAATTTAAACTATAATTGTAATCCTGTAATTCTGCGTAAGGGCTATTAGGATTTGTGTAGGTGTTATAATTATCAAATTGAGATCTACTAATAGACTGAGTAATCAAGCCGTAATTAATAGGTTTTAATTGATTTGAAGTATAGTCTAAATCAAAGAATCTTTTAGATCTAACAGAAGCAGAAACGTTTTGATACAAAGGACTCAACGAATAAGTTGTATAAAACGATGCTGTACCAGGAAATTGAATTTTAGATATTTCATTTTGACTACTAACAGAGGTCATAGTAGTAGCAGTAATTTTTGTGCCTTTGAAAGCTCCTGTAAATTTCTCTCTACCATCACTAGTAGTATAAGGAATTATACCAATAGAGGAGGTATAAAACCCGCTATCAGCAGTTGATCCGGAAAAACTATTTGCTGCAGATCCAGAGATATTAACCATGTCTATCGACTGCGAGAAGTTATTGCTAACACTCATGCTAGGCTCGTGTCTAGCGTACTTATTTCTTTCTAGAATGTGACTCTTAACAATAATACCAGTAGATAGATTTGCTCTAGCAGGTACAAAATCTTTTATCGTTTTGAACAAAGAGTTATTGTAATACTTGATTAATCTTATAAATTCCCAAATGCTGTGAGGCTTTGTGTAAGTGCTAAAATAACTTTGTTTTTGTACTTCTAAAGCTGGATAAGAACCTGAATACATATACTCTGGTTTACCTATCAATTGATCCATGTTTAGATTAGGTAAAGACGAAGATATATTTGTATTGATAGTGTAAGCTGTAGAAAAACCAACCTCTAAGTTAGTTGAGTTTAGCCTTCTATCAGTATTGTAGTATTGTAATGTCGAAAATGGAGAAAGAACAGATGCGCTTAAAGCCATTGGAGTTCCAGAATCGTCCATGTGACCATTAATATATATAGAGCCTTGCATAGAGCCCGTTCCTATGTATATTTTATTATTATTTATCTCTGAAATGCCTATTGATGTGTAACGATCTTCTCCACCAAATTCGTTGATTGTAAGTATATTGTCAGGAATACCGAAGGTAGAGATCAAAGCTTTTATAGATCTTTGAGTTCCCTTTGTCTTTAACAAATACGGCAAATTATGATACAATCTCTTGTATATTTCGCCTTGTAAAATTTCTGGACCCTCTGTTGTCAAACTAGAAGTTACGTAGTTTGTTATGTGTTCGGATCCTGTTGGAGGTAATAAAGATCCGTCTTGATTGATGCCAAATAAAGTGTAGAATAGGTTGTCCGATACGTTAGTATTGGTGTATAATTCGAATCCAAGACTTCTTAAAGCATCGGATACAACGTCCAAAGAAATTCCAGTTTCGGGATTATTAGAGGCTTCGTATCTGTTTGTAACGTCTTTGTAGTACAGCCAAATATTATCGAAATGTTGACCCATCATGTCCATAAAAGTAGCGTAAGGAGCATTATTTGGATCGTCTAACAAGTATTGAGGAACAGCATTCTTTAATAAGTCTTTGTTAGTCGCGTCATAAAAAGAAGCGGAGTATAATAAAGATGTGGTACTTGGAGTAGTAACTGTATCTGCTGATCCCAACCAATTTAAAGCTGCAGATGACGTTACCGAATACAGTTGATAAGGTTGAGTAGCGGTTCTCTTTGGCCATGACCAACTTCCAGAATTAAAGTATAAATAGTACTCGTAGGTATCAAATTTTTCAATGATATTATTTATTGAATTCTGTATAAAACCGATAGAAGAAGACACTGTAGAGGCTACCGTAACACCTCCAGACAATTGGCCTTGTTGTGCTATCTGATCGTTAAAGCCCTCTATTAATTCTAATTTGTATACGAAATTATTCAATCTCTCTGTTGCGCTAGAGAAGTGAATAAAGTTTCCAAAATTGCTATAATCTACGTTAATTGCTACCGATTTGTCTTGATAGTAACTCATTAACTTTTGGTAAGAAGAACTTATCGGACTAGTTAATAAGCTAGTATAATTGTAGTAAGGAGTAGTTTGAGTAGTCTTTTCGTTAACCTTTATTTTAAAGTTTGGGCCTCTTAAAGAGTTGGCGGTAGAAGAGGTTTCTACTGATGTTTGAATATCTACGTTAAAGCTTACTGACTCTGCAACTTTATCAACAATCCATAATTGAGACTTCATATCGTAAGCCGCAGGTAATGGTTCGTAAAGTTTGATTAGTAGATTTCCTCCATCTGCATCGTCTACGTAAGCAACGTTATTAGCGATAACTAATTCGTTATTACCAAAGTTTAAATAGAAATCTGGAAAGTAGTTCTTTGATACCGCGTAAGATTGATACTGAGTAAAAGAATTTCTTATAAGAATATCGCTAAGTACTTGAGAAGCTATTTTGATCTCAGTTCTTGAGCTAGAAATTTCTTTTATCCAATAAAGAGTGCCATTACTAGAATTGAATAGCTTCCTAAAGAAATTGTATTGTATATTTAAAAGACCTCTGCTGTATCCTTTTAATTTTAAATCCTTTTCGGGGTCCAAAGTTAAAGCGCTAAATCTATCTGATCCCGCTATTGAATTGGCATCAGGATAATAGTCTTTAACATTGTAATCGTAGTCAACTAGATTATTGTTAGCGTCGTAAATAAAGAACTCAATATAGTCGCTAGTATCTCCAAAATCAGAAGTTACAAAGTTTGACGATACTAATCTATTATCTTGAGAAGAGTACGTTTGTTGTGAGAAACCGGGGCCAGAATACTGTATGCTAACTTTTTCCATTAAATTAATTTGTTAATATTGAGATACGCGTTACTTAAATCCAATATTTGTTGACGAAGAGAGTTAATCTCTTCTATTAAAGCCAATTTTTCTGCGTCTAATACAGTTCCGCCGATATATTCTTGACTAGTTCTTACCAAGTATTCGTGAGATTCTGTAAAACCATTTGCCGGTATATTGTAAAATAATTGAGTATAGTAGTTGAAGAATTGTTCAATAGTAATACCTGGCGCCGTTACAGGTGGGGGTGGAGGTACAAGCTCTGTGAAACTTGAATTAATTACTTTTTTGTAAGTATTTAAACCTCTTACTTGCTTTACTAAATCTACCTTTGTTGCCATTATCTAATTATTTTAAATATAGAACCGTTGTCGATGTCTATAGATTCTCCTGTTGATAAAACTACTTTGATTAAAAGCTTGTAATATCTTTCAGGCTCCAATCCACTCATATAAACCGTAAAGAAACTGCTTGTTGCATCGCAGCTTATTTTAGTATAAGTAGTGTCGAAATCAATTACTAGGTCTTCTGACTTAACGTCTTGAATTGCCCAATAAGAGGTTTGAGGTAATGCTTTATTTACTGTATAAATAGAAGAGGTTACAAATTGTCTCGCTGGATATTTGTCCCTTGAATTAACTCTAAACTTGTATTTTCCTGTATCGGCTTTAAATATACCGGCATTATTTTGAATTGATACAACAAAATCGCTGGTATTTAAAACGCTTAAACTTCCTGTAACGTAAGAGCTATCGTCCCATCTCATCTCTAATGTAGGAGGATATATAGTATGTGTATCTACTGAGAAGAAGTTTAAAGCTATAAAACTTGAAGAACTATTTTCTACGGCTTGAGGATGCTTAACAATAAATCCATTATTAATAGATCCACTAAACCATCTGTTAACAATAGAGGTAACATCAGCATTAATGTCTTTGCTGTCCTTGTATCCGAAAGATTGAGTAGCAAAAGAACCAGTCCAATTTCCACCTCCAGGAGTTAGGAAATAACTTGCGTTAGACCATTGATTAGATCCGCTAACATAAGACAAAGGATTATACCAAGAAGCTCCATTAATTGTAATAGGATAATCCGTAAATTTACCAGTACCCATATTCCAAGAAGAAGACACTTGAGCAATTTGAATGCTATAAGTGGTTGCTAAATTTTCTGCATTGGCCAAATAAAGTTTTAATCCAGCCTGCCAAGATCCAGTAGCAAAAGATTTTATTGTAGCAATGTCGTTAGCGCTAAATTGAATCAGAGCTCTTCTTAAATCGTCGTTGTATATAGTTTGAGTTGGATCTTCTCCTATTGTGTATTGTATAGTTTCTACATTATTTTTAGCAGAGACCTCCAAAATTTCGTCCAATCCTGTATTCTGATTGGCAAATCTAGAGTATAACGTAGCATCTGCAGATGGAAAAATTTTATATACTGACATTGTTGTTTGGTTTAGAATGATACTACTCTGCCTCTTATATCTTGTTGAGGATATTTCGCCTCGAATATAGAAGGATCTAAAGAAGGATAGATTACGTTGTTTAAGGTTGCCGATTTAATATCGTACGAGTACTCTGAATAACCATTTGCTACTCCGTACTTATTGGATATTAAAACGCTTTTAACTGTTTGAACTCCATCAACTTGATCCAACATAGAATATACGTTAGATAAAATTATTGGTTGATTAATTTGCCAATTATCAGTGTTAAAATAATCTTGTAAAGTCATTAAGCATCTCGCTATAACGTCTTCGCTAGTGTAATTAGGTCTTACTATGATATCAAAGTCGCATCCAATATTAATGATATAGGCAGTCTTAATATGAATAGCGTCGGTTAACATTCTATAATCAGAAATATAATTCTGTAAGTTTGTCATTAAAGCTGTAGAAGGTTCTGCCAATTGACCTGCAGTATTTAGTCCTAGTACGTACATACTAACTAATACTTGATCTTTTTGGCTAGGATCTGCGCTTAAATAATTTGTAAAAGTTGCATCGTCTTTAGTAACATACACCTTAGCGATCTTACCAAATTTAGAAGGCATACTTAAACATCTTGCCAAGTAATCCTCTTGTGTAACTGCTCTTAATTGACTTGAGAACTCTGCTTGGATATTTAATTTTAATTCGTCATTAGTGTCTCCATCTCCACCACCTGAAGCAGGATTAACGTTACTAACTGCAATGGTATTTTCAAAAGAAGGATCCGTTGTACTAACTGTCTTACTAACAATATAAGTTAATTGATTAGATAAAACGTTAGAAGCCGCTCCTCCACCAGTTATGTAAGTAATTTTTAAAGTAGTATTTTGAGGAGCCAATCCGTAGGTTTGTGTTGTAACAAAATTAGTAGGATCGAAAGCAGTATTCAATAGAGTTAAACCGCTAGTTAAGCCAACGCCAACCGTATTTGGATTTGGAATTACGCTAGTATCTGAAACTTGATTGATGCCCGCTCCAAATTCTAAATTTAAAGATCCATCAGTTTGAACTCTTGTCGTAAATCTTCTTGGAACATTTAGCTTCTGAATCATGTAAGGCACTTGATTGCCTGTTTGATAAAAATCAGGATAGTTTGCAGCTGTATTTTCTACTGGATTAAGAATGTAATCTTGGGCCAAATAAGGAACTTCGTACCATAAATTACCGTTTGAATCTTCTACTTTTAAAATAGTAATGATATTAGAATCTTGTAAATTTACGGTTACAAATCTTTGAGCAGAGCCAAAAGTAAAATTTTGAGTTTTAATTTGACCTGATATTGCTTGTGTTGATTTCTTTAATAGGAAGCTTGTTGGAACTCCGTAAGAATCCACTGTATAAGTAGTTATTGTTGTAGGATCTAAAGAAGAAGACATTGTAAAATCTACTTTATTAGGAACGTAGAAGAATATAGAATTATTCACATTCGATCTAACTTGCATTCCAGCACTTATTGTAGAAGCATATACAAAATCAGGAACGATATCTCCAGATAAGTTAATAGAAGGAATTTGTTGGTATACATCTAAATCAACTATTGCAGCAGAAGTAGTTTTTGGTCTGTATCCCAACATGTAGGCCAAAGAGTATAGGTTGCCTTTTTGTTTTGCATATTGTAAGAAGGTCTCTTGTAATTGATTGTCTAAATAGAAAGATAGTACATCTCCTACGTAAGAAGCCATTTCAATAAACATAGAACCAGGAGAAGCCTGACTAAAGTCATTGTACACAGTTGGATAGTAAGATTTTGCATACTCTATCAAGTCCGATTTGAAGGAACTAAAATCTTTGTTTAAATATTTTACATCAGTACTGTTTGGCATCTTTACATGTTTTGTATTGTCAATAACACATCGTCGTTTTCCCTAGTGTTTTTTATGTTATAACTAAATTTTATGTTTATAGAATTTGTATCTGGTTGGCCTATAACGTCCAATTTGGTAATATTAATAGCAGTAAAAGCGCTTTCTAATTGAGTCATTAAAGAGGTTTTAATGTCTTCTGCAGTAGAACTCTCTATCTGTTCGAACACTTTAGATCTTAGACCGGCTCCAAAGGTAGGATTAAATGGTCTTTCTCTAGGATCTGTCAAAAGAAAGTTAATTATATTGTATTTTAACTGCTCTTTTGTTGTATATACAGATTGAAAAACAGAAGGAGTTTCAAACGGTATTTTTACGCCTATTCCAGTAGAAGGCTTTAAATCAAGGGGCGATATGTTCTTAATGTTATATGCCATTAGATTTGTCCTTTAGCCAACATTTTATTCATTAACGCTGAGAAGTCAGGCACTTCGTTTATCTGTACCATGCTTGGATCCGAGCTTGGTCTTGCGGTTGCTAACATTCCGTTAACGTCTCCAACTGCAACTTGCTTTGGTTGGAAAAGCTCCATTGGATCTGCCATTCCCATGCCTTCCATTAAGTTGTCAGTGCTATAAGAAACAAATTCGTCGTCTCCTTCTGCCATTCCTATCGCTGTCTCGTTTAATAGACTCGCCAAAGGATTGTTTGGCGTAAAGTTTGGTTTAGGTTTAACAGGTTGTGTGTTTAGAGTCAATGGGACAGCTTTTTTAGCCTGTATTGATTCTTTTATAACCGGCTTTACTAAGTTAGAGGATGCGATCTCCTTTATAATGGAGGGCATTTCTTGACGGATGGCTTTAACCACCTCTTCTCTTATCAATTTTCTAAGTAAATCTACTTTTGCCATATCTTATAAATATTGGTTTTTTAATATTGCTTTTTTAATCAGGTTGTCTTGTTCCTGCTTTTAGTTCGTCTATCTCTTTTTGTAATTTATCTAATTCGGTTTCTGCTTCTTTTATTTTCTTTCTTCTGTCTACTATAACAGGTACTCCTAATGGACCAAGTAATATTGCGGCGGCAACTTCTTTTTTCCATCCTTGAACCTGTTCTTTTATTGGACTCATCTTATTTTCTCTAGTTTTAACAGAAGCGTCTATAGCTAATTTCTTTTGGAATTTACTAGTTCTAGAACCACTTGGATCTGATTCTTTAAGATTTTGAGACAGTTGAGTTTGCGCTCCTGCCATGGCTCTTCTCATTCGTCTTCTTAATCTTCTGCCCCCTTTAATGCTATTAATAAATCCGTTAAGACCTAGTCCATTAGCGCCTCCACCCTCTTCGGTATCTGAATCTTCGCTTTCTGGATCGTCTAAGCCGTCGTTAAAATCTATAAATTCTACACCGTCTATTGATATGTCATCTTCCATTAAAAAGTTCATTGATTCTTCCATAACGGCAATATCTGCGGGTCTAAATCCTGAAAATCCAATGTTAGTTTGACTAGGATTATTTATTTTATCCGCGGCTAAAGTGCCTTGTGATTGTAAATTATCCTGTAAAGAAAGATCTAATCCGCTAGCACCAAAATTATCTCCTGAATTTAAAACTCCCCCTATTCCTGAATCTATTCCTCCAACTCCTGTTCCTCCCAAGGCTCCTGCTAATCCTCCATTAAGTCCGTTACTTGCTGCGCTTGATCCTTTGCCTAAATCAGAATAAGCATTTCCGCTATAATTTAAAGGGCTTTGTGCATTAGATAAAGAATTGCTACCAACTCCATTCACTGAAGTTCCATCTGGATTTAAAGTACCTTTTGCAGAATCATTAAGATTTCCAAGACCAGTAAGAGCTGGATCGTTGCCACCAATTCCATTATTCATTAGATCAGCTTTTTGGCTGTATCCCAAAGAATTAGCATTTACTAATCCGCTTGATAATAGTTTTGCTTTTACTTCGTTTATTATTATTCTATCGTCAGAAGCATAAGTTGGGTCAGATTGTAATGCCATGACGCCTTTAGCATCAATAGCTATACCGAATCTTCTTCTTATGTTTAATTCAGAATTAGTAACTTCTTCTGTAAGAATTTCTATTGTATAAGGACCGAATGTATTGTTCTTTGCATTCTTTTTATTAAAGTAATTAGTAAGGAATGCTAACAATTCGTCAGCTCTAAATTGCAATGCGTCTCTAACGTCTTTAAAATCTTGAATTAGTTTAGGATCTACGTAAGCTCCATTTCCTCTTCCTGAATTAGGATCATTTTCAACACCTACTTTTACTACTCCAAATCCATTTCCATTACCGTCTAAGTTTAAATTATTCGCGCTAGTAGCTACGTTGTTAGTAGTTTCATTTCCGGTTCCTCTTTTATTTTGCAATCCACTAGCATTTCCTGAATTATTAAGAACACCTCCGCCTTGACCGTTTCCAGTACCAATTCCATTAGCTCCAGAACCTCCACCTCTAGGTAAATTAGTAACATTTCCAGCATTGGCTGTTTGATCCAATCCATAAGCATTCAGATCTGCTTGTAATACGCTAGGATTTTCTAGTATCTGATTAGTATTGCTATCCGCATTGCACGCTTCTAAGTTATATATTATTACAGTTAACTTATTAATTAATTCGTATAATTTTGAAACTAAACTATTTAAGAATCTAATTATAATTCCTAAAAATTCATTTATTTGTTTTAATCTATTTAAGAACGTAAAGAATCCTAACTCTTTAATAGTTGATTGAACAACATCTGATGAGATATTTGTTATACCCACCGTACCAAACATTGTAGGAATAGGAAGACCTAGGAAAAATTTTCTTAGTATCCAGAATATCTTTACTAAAAGTAAGAATAACTTAATTAGCATACTTCCAAAAGAAATAAATCTAAGTATCGGAGATATTATGTTTACTATAGTTTGACATAATTTAATAAGTCCATTACATAGAGGAATTAAAAACTTTGGTTCTATTAATTTTGATATTGCTTTAACTGCGTCACCAATTGCTCCATCTAAAAATCTATCCGCTAAATTTATGGCGCCTCCAACGCTAGAAAGATTTTGAACACTTATACAAACTGTTCTTATATCGTCTATTGTTTTAATTGCCTTTTGAACGTCTTCATTTGGAAAATTTCTAATATCTGTGTATCTATTGAATATAGAAAAAGCATTTGTTAAATAGTTATTTATTATATTCAACTCAGGAAATGCTGCTAATATTTCCGGATCAGTTAAAGATACGTCCGTGATATTGCTTCTAAAATCTAAAGAATCTCTAGTCTTTTTTTCTTCTTCTGTAAGATTTTTATTAGGATCTAAAACGTCGTTCTCAATGCTTACTTCTGGAGGCAATGGCTCTTCTACAGACTGTCCCAGTAATTCTTTTAGTACATTGTTTATTCTTCTTACTAATTGAAATACTGCATTTTTACTTTTAGAAGATTTAGCGTCTCCGTAAGTTGCATAGTAGTCGTCTATAAATGTTTGAACTTGAAAAGCTTTGTATTTTATCTGCCACACTCTAAGAGCTAATACGTCTGTAGTTTGTGGAGGTTTTGTTGGATCAAATTTATCTGTTGCTGGAATTTGATTTAATGCATATTGTATTATATTACATAAATCAACTGAAGCAATAAAATCCAATACGCCAAATAAACCCTTGTCCAAAGCGTCTTGAATAGATGCTCCAAATCCCTCTTCTCCGCTTCCTCCTGCCGCTTGTTTTTCAAAAGTTCCGTAACAGATATCGTCTATCTTAGTTTGTATTCTAGTAATTGTTTTAGCTGCAAGTATAATTCCTTTTTCTATACCAGGTTCTGCAGTATTTTCATCTATGTTTAATATTGCATTTCCGCCTTTGGATAATGCGTTAGTATTGTCTCTAGAGACTGCTAATTGGCCAATTTTTTTCTGATTTTCAGCAGTAAGACGGCCATAGGCACTCGCAGGTTCAATATTAGTAACCGCTTTTGTGGCAGGAAATGTCTGTGGAGCTGATGGAAGTGTTGGCGACGGCATTACTTGGTGAATGTAGTTTTTGAAAGATTGAATGCATTATTAGGATCGCCTTGATTTGTAACTTCGTTGTTAACAGCTGTCGCAGATTTTTCTAGTAAGTCTCCTACAGACGACAACGCCTGCATAGATGCTGGTAAGTTACTATGAGAAACACGACCTAATTGTTTTCCAACTTCCATAAGAGCTTCAGAAAGTCTTGTTAGTATTTGATTTGTTTTGTATCCTAGCATAACTGGTTCTAATCCGCTAGTAGAACCTGGCATATTAGGATGACCTAATATAATTCTTGGAGAATCTATTGAAACTGCTCCAAATGCGTCCAAATGAATTTCACCAATGGAAGACAGTCCTATATTTTGTTTTCCAAATATAAACACTGCGTCTTCTTTAGAATGAATTACCACTCTACCACTTGTGATTATAATTTGATTACCTTTATATGGAAATTTAGGTGTATACATTATGCCCAGTTATTTGCGTCTTGAGTTGCTGCTGATACTGCATCGTTAGTAGTAGGCATCAATTCTATTTCTAATATATTTTGATTTTGAGGATCTATTCCTCTACCATAAGAAGCAAACGGAAAGTTAGATATGTCTTCCAAAACCACTTCTTGACCGGCTGTTAAATAGATAGAAGATTTGTCAGAGTTAATATCTTCAACTGTAGTAGAAAAAGAATCCGCATCGAATGGAATGCCTTGTCCGTTTCTTATTATTGTTATTGGATCTCCTGAATTACCTACGTCTGACCAATGGTTTAAACTTCTCATACCTTTTACGGTGCTTCCAAATCTTATTGATTGTCCAAATCTAGATTCTAATATAATATCGCCTTCGAATGGTCTTAAGGTTCTGATATCGTCCCTTTCAATAAAAGTATTTCCCAATGGAAGTCTTAAATTTTTAGATTGAGTCTTACCATTAAATCCTGGTTTTGAAGAATACTTAGAAACATACTTAGCATATTCTTCCAAGTTTGGAAAAGCATTGTGATTAGCTGCATTCCACAAAGCATAAGGAGGAAAATAAAACATTGACTTAGAATTAAAGTCGTCGTTTAATCCAGTAGAAGGTCCACTTAAAATTAATACAATTTCTCCAGCTAATGGATATTGTTTTATAAAGCTAAATATTGGGAAAGCCGGTTCAGATACTGCTTTTAATTTAGACTGCGATAGATTAGAATACATTATTTCGTATCTTATCTTACCCACATCTTTCCAACTAGTGAAGTCTGTGTCAGGAATTAAAGTCTCTTTAACATTGGGCAAACCATCAGGTCCTTCGGTTACCTGCAAAGATCTAATATAGGGGCCTAAAACTATAGATTTGACCCTTGCTACTAAGAAGTATTGACCGAATTTGCCGTTTTTTTCGGCTTTAAATTGTTGCCCCCAAGCCATTATGCTTTAGCTATTTGTTTTTGAGATATTGAAGTAACGTCGCTCATTAACTGTTCGATGTCTTTCTCTGTTAAAAGACCTCCGTCTTCAACGGACTTGTCCTTGGCTTCTGCAGATTTTTGGAATGCGCTAAGAATTTTCATTAAAACTTCATCGTTCTTAAGACTAGAATCCAATAAACCCTTGATCATAGGCACCAAAACGATAGCATCGCCAGGTCCTTCAATCATATCTGCCAAACGTAATATCTCTGATTTTATCGTTGAGTCCTGAGACTTGTGCTTGTTGTATACCTCTTCCACCAATTGCGCCAAAGTCTTGCCAGGGAAGATTTCTTTTTCAAGTTCCATACTAATTTTTAAATAAATATCACTGGTCAACGTTTTCTATGTGATGATCCAGGACCTCTTTGTATGCCACCTTTAGCTTCTTGATCACCTTAGTAATTGTATTGGACTGACAGTCCGTGATCTCTTTTATGTATATGAATAGAGCTTTCTTATTGAATATATCTATGTTTTCTCTCTTTTTGAATACCTCTAGTATGGCATCTGCTACCTTCATTTCGCTCTCCTTCTCAAACATGGCGGCCAAATTAGTGTCTACAACATTTATGAATTGATTGATAACAGAGTTCCTATTTACATCCTCTGTCTCAGTTCCTATGACCAAACTTTCGTGTGTTTTCTCAGAATTATCTACCTCAGAAACTTGCATTTTAGAAACCATCTTCTTGTAGTTCTTCTGATTGTAGATAATCAAATATCTTTTTGCAATCGTACCAAAATAAGAGTAGGCTTTACCTTTTGACTGATCGTAAAGGTGCAACTTCTGTAATAAGAAAGAGATAACTTCGTACTTAAGATCTTCAATATTATCTACCTCTGTGTAATAAAACTTAAATGTATGGATAATATTCTCTGCTAACTTATAGAAAGCATAGTGAATTTCTTTATTATATATCTGATTTGCTACCGCTTGATTGGGAGCCATACGATATCGTAGAATGGCCTCTTCAGTTTCAGAAGTAAAGTAGACATTCTTAGTTTTTGGTTTTCTTATTCTTGGAGTACCTTTTATGGTAAGACCCATATCCGGTTCAGGTTCGACCATTAATTCTTCTGG